ATCTGTCCAACCTGAATTGCAGGATTAGATGCAGATAATGTTACTACGGGGGTACCTGATACAGTAGTACCGTTTTGCGTCGTAATGGTGCCTTGTAAATCTAAAATGGTGCTTGTTGCAATGGTATAGACATACCCATGATTGGCATTTTTAAAAAAGACTTGAGTTTGGTCTACCGAGTAGATGAAGTCGTATGACCCCGTGCCATCAACAGGGGTAGCATTAGCCACTCCATTGTCATAGAAGGTAGCTCCAATAATAGTAAGTAAGTGAGTACCAGCGGCAAAGATACCAAGTCCTTCTCCTGCAGTTAGAGTCTGATAAGTTTTGAGTCCTGGGCGTTTAACGGCTGCAATAGACTCTTTTTTCTCTACTTCAATAATCGCATTGCCTAGCTTTGAATCCTTGTTTAAGGTTCCATCACGACTACCAATGTTATGAGCAAGAGGTATACGGCTAATTGCCATAATTAACCCCTAAATCTATAATCTGGTTGGAAAGAAGTAGAAGCCTCTTCTTGGCTCCAATCTGTCATTACTTCTTCATACTTAGCGGCACGTTGAGCTAGTTCAGCACGGACTTGTGCAGGAACACCATACTCAAGGGCTAACTGGTCAGCCAAACCAAACTTCAATGTATTGAACCATTCAGAAGGAAACTGAGGGATTGAAGTGGGTGTTAGGATGTCTGAAATAGGTTGTTGTACTTGTAGATGGATAGTCCATCCTGCATCATTAGGGTTGTTAAATACATACAATACGCCATTACCTAATTGTGGGTCGTAATAGACCTGATTAGGAGTACCTGAAGAGGGTTTATAGCCCTGTTGCATATACTCTTGACGTGAGATGACCTGAAGGGTTGTATCGTTCCCCTGAGGGCTTCTAATGAACGCCATAACGACTCTTAAAGGGCGGTCACAGACTACATCTCCTGTTGGGCCTAATGTGTAGGTGTATTGACCTGCTACCATAGGTACTGGGAGGTCTTCTACTAACCATAATGGCATACCCTTAGTTTGTAGCTGTTTGATATACAGGTTTAGGGCTTCAGAGCAGTTCTGATAGTCCTGTGGGGTTGGGGTATCACCAGCACCAATTACCCCCAATACACGGAGTGCGCCATTGATTACGGAATCCCTAGATTGTTGGTAAGTGGTAGTCATTTATTCTGCCTTTGGTTCTTCGGTAATTAAAGCATACTGCTGTTGGAGCTTTTGTAGTAATGGATAAGCACCTGACTGTGTAGGTAACTGTCCCATAACTTGAACAATAAACTCTGCTTCTTTATCTTCTAATGTAAATGTTTTCATATTATTTAAGGAATTAAAAATGTACCGCTTACAGTTAATGGAACAGTTAAAGTTCCAGTTGTTTGCAAATAAATTTCAGAATTAAAAATTGCAGCAGTTCCATAAGGAGTATTAGATTCATCAATAACCCATGCTCCACTTGGAGAAATTTCAGACCAAGGAAGGTTTATTTTTGCACCTGCGTTTGCTTTAATACTTGTTGCTGGAGTAATAACAATGGAAACATAAATTTGCTTACCTTTTTTATTGTAATAAGCAGTAATTGTAGGAGTTCCAACAAGAGTCCAATTTGAATCTAAAGTAGGGGAAAATGAAATATTTTCTGTATCGCCAGTATAGGTAAGTTTATTTTGCAACCAAGTTGTATTGCCACCAAAACCTTTAGGAAGTTTAGAAGAAATTACTCCATAAACATCAACAACTCCGCTAGATGCTGTTCCATAAATATTAGCAACAGTAGCAGAAACTGAATTAACTGCGGAAGGATTGGTAATTGTAATTCCCTGAATAGCACCGCCACTACTATCAAAAGTAAATAAATCTCCTTGAGATGTATTTCCTGATTGATTATTTGCCAATCCTAAAGGAGAAGTAAATGTAATGTTATTTGTTCCTTGAGACAAATAAAACATTGTTTGCTGACATTGTTCTGCACCACAAGAAGTAAATGTCATTCCAGCGCACCCAACAATTCCATATCCGTATAAATCGGAAGTATCACAAGCGCAATTTATTACTGTTGAATAAACAGTGCCTGAAAAATCATAATGACCTCCAATAACATAACAACTATCAAAAGTTAAGCTAGTATTTGTGTCATTACTTTGTATTCCAGAGCCTCCACTGGCCATAATAACTTTGCAATTATTAATTCTTCCTGTAAATGTAGATGTTGCTCCTGTTCCTCCACCTAAAACAATACCTTTTCCAGTAGACCCAGTTTGTGAAGATACTTTAATGTTTTCAAGTGTAAAGTCATGGCCTCCTGACATAACAAGAGCAGAACCACCACCAGCACCACTATGATTTTGTGTAATAACAATGTTTTTAACAACAACACCAACAAAGTTACTGATTACTAATCCATTACTTCCTGAAGCAGCAGAATCAAAAGAAAATACAGTATTTGTGCTATAAGTAGTTCCTGCAGAAATTAAAGCAGCAGCAGCACCTTCTAATACAAGACCATTAATATTATTTATGGTTAATGTACTAGAAAACTTATATGTACCAGCAGGGAAATAAATATGACTAGATGCAGCAACCGCAGCGTTAAAAGCTGATGAAGAATCAGAAGAGCCTGTAGGGTCACCGCCAAAATCTAAGATAGAAACAGATTCTTGTAATTTTTTATTAAAAGGTCTGTTTACTGCTGATGCAGAACCTTGGTCATATTTTGGAATTAACGTAGTCATAATTTAACCTTATGGGTGAGATGCTACATAAGCATCAAATTCTGTTTTAAGTTCTTGCAATGCTTTTACTAATGTTGGAAGTATATCTCCCATTTTAATTGATTTTTTAGTAACGTTATTGCCATTTTCATCAATGCTGTATTTAGATTCATATACTAAATCAGGCAATACTTCTTCTAATTCTTGAGCAATAAAACCAGCTACATTTGTAGCATCTCCATTTACCCAGTCAAATCGTCTTGGTTTAAGTGACATTACCTGAGTTAAACCTGTTTCAAGGTCTTTAACATTGGTTTTTAGACTTGCATCTGAAATAGCTGTAATAGATGTTGATGTAGCGTGAATAGTTCCTGCATTATCTATATAGCAACGATAAGCAGATGCCCCTGTTGAATAAATAGAAAAACAATAGCTAGCAGAGGTTGAATTAGCAGTAACTGCTGCAAAAGCACTACTAGCTGGAAGTAATTTTATTCCCGAACCAGTAAAGTCCGATGAATTTGTAGTACCAACTAGCAAGTTACCGCTAGTGTCAAGATACATATTAGGGCCACCAGCAGGAGTTCCGCTACCGCCTAAACCTACTCCAAATCCAATTCCACCATAGGAATTTAAATATACAGAACCAGCAGATACAGCATCTTGACGAGTTAATGAGAACCTAAATCCTGTGCTTGGAGATGCTCCAGCATAAGCAACAAGACCGTTACCATTAGAACCAACTCCACCAATGCCAAAACTACTTGTAACATCTAAAGCATATTGAGGGCTTGTAGTTCCAATTCCTAAACGATGGTTTGTAGCATCCCAAAAGAAATTGGCATTGTCTTGGCTATAAACTCCTGAAGCTCCTGCATAAACTACAGAACCAGTAGTAAATGAGGTAGCTGTGCCTGTACCGCCATATCCAACACCAACTGTAGCACCATTCCAAGTAGCTGTTGTAATTGCACCACTTGATGACAATTGCATCAATTTAGTATTAGCTATACCAGCGTTATACCATTGAAAACCATCGCCAGCAAAAGCACTAAAACGACCAAAGCCAGTTGCATAGTCCATTACTAGACCATCGCTAGGAGCAGTCGCAGTAAATGTTCCTGTAGTTGCTAAACCAGCAGAAGATGTTAATTGACCGCTAATAGCTTGGTCAGCATTAAATGTGTTTGTCTCGTCTAACTTAGGAAAGTCATTAAGACTTGCACGAACCAGACGCAAAGATACTACTGCACCTGCAGCAAAGGCTGCGGCAGATGTTCCGTCTTGTGCTCTAGTGATAGCAAAAGTAGTTCCTGATACTGAAGTTACTTTAACAATCTCAATAGTTGTTTGCGTTGCAGCATCAGCTAATGTGCAATAAAAGTATTGGACACCAGTAGGCGATGGGAAGTTCGTCGCAGATGTAACACTCATAGACGTAGCTCCAGCAGTTAAACTGGAAGCTAACGTCGTGTTAGCATTGTTTGCGAAGAGCATATTTGCCATTAATTATCCTTATGCGTAATTAGGCATTGTTACAAAAACTGGGTTTGATGGAGTAACAGTTTGTGCTGATGCCGTAGTATTAACAACTTCTGCAGTATTTAATTGATTACCAACAATTTGACAAATAGTAAATTTTTGACTTGCACCACCAGAGCCAACTCCTGTTACATTAATTCTTTCACCTACTTTAAATTGTGTTCCATCAGTAACAGTTAAATAATAATTACCAACTACACCACTAGCAGTTGCTGTATAAGGGCCAGCAAAACTACCTATTGTCGTACATACCCAACCCATAGGTCTGCTAACTCCAGATGCAGGAATAGAATAAACAGTATCGTATGCTCTCCAAATACCAGTAGTAGGTACGGAAGTTAATCTTTGACCTATTAATTGTTGTTGAAAATAAAGAGAAGTTGTGTTTATAAAATAACCAGGCTTAGTATTTATATTGTTTACAGCCTCTATGCTACCAAAAGTAGTACCAGAAATAATTTGAATATTATAATTTTGTGCTAAAGGAATAGCTACAAATCTATTATTATTAAATACAAGTTTAGTATTAGCTATTCCACCAATAAAATCTACATCGTCTGATTGTGTTGTAATTGCACCAGCAAACTCATTGTTTACAATTTCAACATTGTAAGCATAGTCATAAGAATAAATAGCTGTATATTTGTAATTAAAATAATTACTCTTAATTTTAATATCTGCAATTCCGCTTAAAAATAAACAATAATTTAAGTCATTTGGAGATGTATCCATTGAAACAGTATTGTTTTCAACAAGAACATCGTACCAAAGGTTAGAAACAGATGGGCTTAAATAACCAATCCAAATACCACGACTTGTAGGGCCTGAAGTATATTGAGCACCTACAACTTGATTGTTTGTAATATGTAATGAATACGAATTTCCAAGAGTAGGAACTGTATATGCAGGGAGTAAAGCAGCATACATTGTAGGGTCTAAAGCGCATAAAACTTTGATAGGCTCTAAACCGCCATCAATACAAATATTGTCTGAAATAATAATTCCATTACCACCTGAGTGCAAAATACAACCAGCACCTGTATTGTTGAAATAGTTATTTGTAATTATGCAATTACTTTGGCCATACAACCCTGCTTGACCATAATTAATAGATGGGCCTACAGCAGATGAACCACCAACTTGTTTAATAAATTGATTGTTGCTTACTAATGATGAGCTTGTAGCATTAATATTAACAGTTGATTGTGGCCCAGTATTGTAAAAGAAATTATCTGTAAATGTTAATTTACCACCAGTAATTTCAAAAGCAGTATGACTTGTAGGTGTTGTTACAGTATTGATTTCACCGCTATTTGTAATAATTGTTTCGCAAACAGATGTTGGACCATTGTAAATAGAAACTAATTCATAAAAATTATTAGTTAACAAAACATTGTTAAATTTAATGTATTCAGAATTGTTTAAATTTCTAATTGTAATTGCTTGAAAATGTTGACTGTAAATATCTGTTGGAGGTGTTTTAGCATTTGCAGAGTAACCAGTTACCTTAACATTATCAAATTCAATTCTTGTAATTTGTTGCAATAAAACTAATGCTTGTTCAATATCTGGGTCTGTGCCAACTACAGTAGTTCCTGAACCATCAAAAACTAAATATTTAATTACAATATCACTTAAGCCTGTAACGCTTGTAAAAATGTTAGTTGAGTAGTAATTGCTACCAACTACAGAAGGAATGGATTTAATAATTGAACTAAAACCATCTCCATAAATTGTTACTGAATGTGAAATGCTTACATTCTGTACTAAATATGTACCACTAGGAAAATATATAGAGCTATATCCACTGTTTAAAGCATTTTGCACAGCAACAGAATCATTTGTTGTTCCGTCGCCTTTAGCACCAAAATCTAATACAGAAACAGATTCTTGAAGTTTAGACTCCAATGTACGAGTTACTGCGCCTGTGCTTTGTTCATTGTATCTAATGTCTGTTGCATAAAGAGTACCAGTTGCAATAGTTAATCCAAGGATAAACTCAACCACATCTCCAGCATTTAAACCAGTTAAAAATGTAACTGTATTAATTGCTGTTTCAGAATAGTTAAGACCAGCAACTTGTTTAGAGCCGTTTACAAATACGGCTAAGTTATTGGTATTTGGAGTGTAATCAATTGTGTTTAAGGTAAATAGTGTTTGACCTTGAGTAGCTGTTTGAGTTTCTTCTTCTGTAGTAGTTGCACTTGCACCAGAAATAAAGTTCATACCAGCAGCAGTAATACGCAATTGGACGTTATCGCCAGTATTCCAATACAAAGGTGATGTACCCTCTTGTCCACGCTCAATAGTAAAAATATCACCGTTACGTGCGGTACACTTTACAATCTCAATGATTGGGCCACTTAGACTGATTAAGCTAACGTAGAAGTAATCTCCACCAACTGGGTTTGGGAATAATCCTCCAGCATTTGCAGACACCTGCATCGTTGTTGCTGTATTGGTTATTCCAAAAGCCAAATAGGTGGCTGCGTTATTAGTATATAAAGGACGGCCCATATATTATCCTAGTGTATATGTATCGTTGACAGTAAATCCGTCAACTAATTCAATTGTTGATTGTACAATGCTGTATTCTTGTGGAGCCTGTGGTCTAGAAACTGGTACAGACATATTGTCTCGTACACCTTTTACATAGTCTTGAGGCTGGCGAATCTCCCAGTCGTAGCTACAAACATACAGCCCATCCCAACGTAACTTTAGTTGCGAGAACTTATATTTGTGACCACAAGCATCACATATACCGTTGTAATCGCCATTACGTAAGAAATCTGCGTGACCCATTTATATCTCCGTTGGGGAATAAACTGGGATGTCACCAATACAGGTGTAAACGTTACCCTGGTTAGTACCACAAGTCATAATCAATCGGTAAGTATTATCAGCGACACCGCCAATAACCCTTTGAGATGCCTTGCCTAATGTAAATACGGGTGTTCCTGAAAGTATGGCAGATGGGTTTGTATCTGTACCTTGTGCTGTAATAGCAGTGCAAGTAGCCGAGGTTAAGGTCTCGGATGTTTGCAAAACAGGGTTAAAATCAAAGCTAAAGACCTCTGATTCTGGTACTAGCTTGTAACTAAATTGTGACATTATTTTTTACCTCTTTTAGCCATACCTCTAGTCCATCCATCTGGAATAGTATCATTTGGCAATATAATTTTGTTTTCAAAACCATTGGTAATTCTTATTTTTCCATACATTGGGTTATTTTTTCCTGCAGAATGGAATTTAATCTTTTCAATAGATTCTTTAGTATGTGGTATTCCTAACCTATATTTGTTTCCAAAAAGAGATTTTGATATTTTTTCTTTCCATTCTTTTGTTTGTTTTCTGCCTACATTAAATGTATGTCCAACGTTTCGACCAATAGCTTTTTCTGATAATTTCTTTTTAGTTTCTTCAGAATGTTTATGACCAGATATACCTTCGCCACCATCAGTGTAATTGCATAGTTTTACGCCAAGCCTTCTTAATTGGTCAATTCTTTCTTGTTCGCATAAAAATGCCAATTCTTCATCTAAATTTTGAGCAACTATATTTACGGTAAAACCATGTTTTTTGGCAACTCTTTTCCAATGTATGTTTCTGTCGCTTTTTGAGCCACTTCTATAGCCAGTGCCTTTGCCAACGTAAAATACGGCATTAGTATCTTTTGTTATGTGTTCATATACATAAAACTGGCTCATTTTGAGACCTTTTTATTACTTGTGTTTGCAAGGACAGTTCGTTGCTTGTAAAGGTCAACCAATCTGTCTTTAAATTGTACTACGCTTAAACGCTCTTTATAAAGCTCTGTTACCCTGTCTCTAAAGTCTACTGTAAACGTATACCTTACTACAGCACCAAGTCTGTTAAAGTAAGCAGCGACTAATGTCACTATTGTAGCCGAAACTAGGGTGAAAGTTCTATACATTTGCTTAGTAAATGTGATAGTTGTTTGGGAAACTACAAAAAATAGCTTAATCGGCAGCTTTGAGAAAAACACCGTATTACCAACCCCTAAAGCCAATAATTTGTGAATAATTAACCCACGTATTAGGGTAATTACTGATGTCGATAAATAAGATATTAGTTTATTTAAAAATCGACCAATACTAATGGTTGTAGTACTTAGGTAAGATAAAGTCCTAAAATACCCAAAATTTATACTAGATACGCTAGTAGACAGGTAGCTTAACCCTTTGGTTATGCTTTTAAATAGCTTGCTATTGTTGGTTACGGTATATGACAAACTAACCAAGTGCATTGCCATACTTGTCAAAACGACAATGGTATGTTCAACATAAGTGGTCATAAATTTGTTTACGAACCTTGGAATGGTAATGGTAGTGGTTACCGCATAGGCTAATAGCTTACGGTAATAGTTTCCAATAGTGGCAAAACTGGTAGATAAGACGCTTAATGTTGTTTCTACCATTTTCAATAAAGTGGCAGAAACGGTTGAGTTATATGACAATGTCCTAAAGAAACTTACCAAACGAGCCATAGAAGTCGAACTGGTAACTAGATAACTTATGACCTTATATATTGGCTTTAAAAGCGTTACAGAGCTTGTAGACAGGAATGAAAGGGTTTTTAAAACACTTTTTACTATGGTTACTGTCTCAGTTACTGCATAAGAAATAGTTTTAGCTATAGCCCTGCCAATAGTTACTGTAGAAGTGCTTAAATAGGAAATTAACTTACCAATAGTCCTAGATATAGTTACTGAGCTTGTAGAAAGGACGCTTAGAATTCTAGCTAGTTGTTTTGTAATGGTTGCTGTAGAGGTAGATAGGTAGGTTATGTTCTTTAAAATAGACTTAACAATGGTTACTGCACTTGTAGATAGGTAACTGATGGTCTTTGTAAGGCTTTTAGTTATACTGACTGTGGAAGTAACGGCATAGGTAATAACCTTAGATAGGCTTAGTAATCGATTCATTGTTGCCGTGCTGACAACGGTGACCGACAACAAAGCTAGGTGAAATGCTGATTCTGTTAATACAATTACCGACATTTCGGTAATACTACTCATTAACTTTTTAATTGCCCTGCCAATGGTAATGGAGGTTGTAGATAAGTAATTTAGAGCTTTACCGTAGGTTTTATTAATTGTTGCTGTAGAAGTTACAGCATAAATAAGGGTTCTAAATAACTTTAATACTGTGGTAATGGAACTAGTACTCGTAGAAGTAACACTTAACGAGGGAGTTAATGTAATATTATCTCCGTCATTAATTGCTACTCTATTTATACTAGAACCATTAATTGCCATTAACTAAACTGGACTTTAAAAGTAAACTGAATGGAGTCGCCATTGTTCAATGGGATGCCACTAAAGTCACCTTTTACAAACAAGTTACCAGAGGTAGATGCGTCAAATAAACCGGCATTTGTGATTGTCTCACTTGTGCCAGCAGTCTGAGTGCCTACAACTTGGTATGTATCGTTTGTTGTGCTAGTTGTTACTTGAGAAGTTGTGCCGCTAACACGAGGCAATACTTCTGTAAATAATGTTGTATCAGTTGCGCTAGTAGTACCTGCACCTGTACCCCAACCAATGTATTTAGGCTGAGTAGCTGCACCACCGTTTAGGTAGTTGGTAATAATAGCTTTTCCTGTGTTTACTAATAAGGTAGCCATTTTTTAATTCTCCAAATAATGCGTTTAATTGGGTTTTTATGCCAGTAATCAATAACGCCCAATTCCTCTACTGTACCGTCTGCACGTGTAATAGTAGCGATAATCTGTGCTTCTTTAGCGTTAGTGTTGACTACTTGCATATTAATCTTTGATAATTTCTAAAACAATTACAAATGATGTATTTAAGGTAGTTGTTGCACCACCCAAAGTTGTCAAAGTAATATTGCCATTAGGTGTTGTTGCGTTATCAGTAATGCCACCAAATGGGCCAGCTTTAATTTCACCACGACCAGTACACTCCCACAATAGTTGAGGGGTAGCACCATCCCAGTTTAAAGTAGCTTGAATTCCATCTTGAATGTCAAAATTAATACGTTTGATACGGACTGTTTTTGCTAATGTTCCTTGTGCATCAATAGGACTTAATGTGCTTGGGTCAAGAACTGTGTAAGCGGTAACATCTGTACCATTAACATATCCTGCAATCTTTAATGTGGCATTTCTATAGCCATCATTAAGGATTTGAAATGGAAGAATATGAGTACCCATGATTAATAACCGCCTTTAGGCTTCTTTGCTTTGGTTGATTGCATTGGGTTCTTAACTTTGTCTTTAGTAGGCTTTTGAACTGGAGCTTTTACGCCCATTCCAATAGACTGACCTTCACGTAATTTTTTATTAGGCATAATTTTTTCCTTTAAGTTAGAGAAAAAACCCCCTAGAGACCTTTTGGGAAACTAGGGGGAATCGCTCACGTGCGAGTTAATTAAACTCCAGGTGTGCCCCACAATGCACGTGGGTCGCCCCAACCGAAGGCATAACGCTCATACGATTTAGCTTTAGCATTCATCGTATCAAAGTCATTGTCTTGGTCAAACGTGATTGCTTGACGCTCTTGGTGAATCATACCTGTATTCATAGGTACGTTAGCACGAATAAAGAATGCTTTAGTACTTGTGAGGTAATGGTTCATCTTGATACCTTCAGGCAATGCGTTAGTAGCGTGTAATACGTTTACAGCGTTACTTGCAGTACCAGGAGGGTTAGCACCAGTGTTGTATGAATATACAGACTTGAGAATGCGATTAGCTTCAAACCAGTTGCTTGGGTGAACTATGATAGAACGTGGCATCAAGTTGATGCGTAGTCCACGGTCGTTCAACGCTAACATCTGTTGAATAATCAAGTTCTCAATAGCGGCTTCAGACAAGTTAGCTGCAGTAGTTAACAAGTTGCTAAATGTACCACCAGAGGTGTTAGGGTGAGTTGCGTTCAACAATGAAACACCGTCGCCACCAGCATAGCTGTTAGAGAAAGCGTTGTTGTATACGTTAGCAGCAACGTTCTCTTTGGTTTGACGCATAGAGAAAGCGTTAGCAGCAGCACGACGCTTGGAAACAACTTCATAGAGGTTGTCAGCAAGTTCTTCTTGGGTAACGATGTAGCCCAAGCCGTATGCAACGTTAGTTAAACGAGTTACGAAACCTTGAGTCTCAGAGTCGTAAACAACGCCTTGACCTTGTGGTTTTTGTGGAGCAAGACCGAAGCCAGTAGCTTGGACGTACTCTTCGTAGTTTTTGTCAGATGTGGTTGTATCGAACAAGTCTGTGTATTCGATAGGATGTTCATTGTATGAACGACCCCACCAAGCCTTAATACCAGGCCACAGTGCTTTTGGAAACGAACCAGTTGTAATAATACCAGCCATTATTTATTCTCCTAATTAAATGCCAGCAGATGGACGTAACAACTCTGCATTGTTGAACAATACAAAGAAACGTACATAAGGCCCCAAGTTGTTACCTGGGATTGGTTCAATTCCAACAATCTTCAATACTGCAGTAGAAGATGTGGTGGTACCTGTTAATACAGTTGCAGATTGCTGATTTGAAATAGAAGGAGCAGCTACAGTGTAGGATGCGTTCTTATTCATGTCAGTTGTTGCAAATGTAGTGCTGTCACCTTGGATGCAATAGACTTGGTCTGGGTCATCGTTGACTAGCAAGTAGTATGCTTGTGACTTAGAAGCAGGAACGCTAGTAGTCGTCAAGTCAAGGTTTGTACCCTGAATAGAAGGGTTGTTAGGGTTAGAAATCAAAATGCTTGTTACAACGCCACGAGGTGTGTCGCCAGATGCACATTTTGCAATTGCAGGGGTACCATTAGCATCACCGCCATCAATTGTTTTTACTACGTCACCGATGTAATACGCAGAGGTATCTGTCGATGGAATGTAGTAAACACGTTGTTGCTGGTTGTTAACGCCACTTGTACCATAAATCACGGCTGAAAAGCCGAATGGTGCGTTTAAATTCGCCATTATGATAAAGCTCCAATTAAATTAAGTTTAGTTCCGCTTAATCGAGATGCCAGCGTTATAACGCCCATCTTGACCAACGGCTCCATTAATATTTCCACTAGCAATTGCGTCTTCTACCATCTTATTTTGAGCTTCAATGCTGGCCATATCTTCCTCATGCCATTCATTTTTAATCTTCATCAAGTATGCGTAAAGTATATCGCCTTGCTGTGTAGTTCCTACCTTTTGTTTGATTTTGTCACTCATGTCGACGTTTGAAGGCGTTACGCCATTCTCTAACTCTGTCTCACCTCTTGTAACAAACTCATATCCGCTATCTAGTGCTGATTCTACGTTCCCATCGTCATTCATCCAACAAAGGTGATGACCAGGAATTTCAAACTTTACAGCCAAAGTCAGTCTTGGAACACCAATTGAGTTACGTCTAGGGCGTTGAGCCTGTGACCGAACTGTCTCGGTTTCTCGTTCAGATACCGAACGAACTAATGTTTCAGGACTGCTTTCTTTTTTGCTTACTCTTGGCATTGTAATACTCCTAACTTATTTTAAGTGATTTTACTATAAATACAATGGTTATTCACCAAAATATTCTTTAAGGTAAGCCTCACGGGTAATTAAACCCTGCTTTTCAAACTTCTGACAAGCTGCTTTAGCTTCAGGAGGCAAGTCGTTATATCCCTTACCGCCCTTTTGATTAGACTTAGGAGCGGTTGTTCCCTCTACAGGAGATGGTCTTGCACGGTTAGTATTGGTAAACTTTTCAGGATACATCTTCTTAACACGCTTAGTAACCTCGTCTAGGAACTCAGAACCAATCAATGTTGGGTTTTGACGCTTGATAACTTCACCGATTAGGTTAGCTTCATTAGTCAATTCTGTGTCTTTGCCAAACCAAGCATTTTCTTCATTCCACTGAACGAATGATGGGTCAGGTTGATTAGATGCACGAGCAGCTACAGGGTCAGGTTTACGAGCTTTAAGGTCATCAATAGCGTCATCAATCTGCAGAACCTTGTCTCCGTCACCAGTAGAAATAGCTTCTTTCTTTTGGTCACGCAAGTCTGCCATTGCACGGTCATAAGCCCGTTTTTCAGTCTCAGCATGGAACTTTTTAAATTCGTTCATTGTGGACTTCATTTCAGCCACTTCACGCTTTAGGAAGTCGTTGTCTTTCCGCAACAGAGCATTAATCTCTTTACCTTTTTTTACAAAGGTTTTTGCGTCAACCCATTTGTCTTCTGGGCCGTTATAGTCTTCTTGGGGAACCCAACCTTGGCGTTTTGCCTCGGCTAACGTCTCTTCATCAATATCAGGTGTAGCGTCAGACTGCACACCTGCTTCTACTTCTTGGGATGCTGAACCATCTAATGACTCAGGTGCTACTTGGGCTAATTCTTCACTCATTTGCTATCTCCTAGTTTGGTAAGGCATATATCTAAATCGTTTAAGACTCGGTATTCGATTCCGTCTTCTGATTCGTCTGGGGTGATAAGTTGACCAGCGTAACGTCCAAACTTGACGTAGTCACCGACTTTACACCAAGGGGATTCTTGGTCGGAATAAGCAGTATTCCCAACTTCGACGACGATTCCACCGTCTTGACCAAGCTGTTCTCGCTTAGTAACGTCTTTGGGAATAATAATGCCGCCTTGAGATACTTCTTCAACTTTCGTGACCTTTACCAAGACACGATGTCCTGTTGGCTTCCATCCTGATGTATTCATTAGACCCCCGTAATATCTTCATAAGTCAAATCAAGAATTTGATTGATGGAATATACCCCACCCAATGCAAACTGATTTTCCCCGTCAGTTACAAACTGTCGATTAGCCCACGCCTCTTGGGTTTCAACTTTAGCTTTCTTTAAAAAATTAAAGAATTCCTCAGTTACGTGGTAGCTCTTCCATTCCTTGAATTCCTGCTCCGTCATTGCTTGATTCCTTATCTAAGTTTTGCATCATCTCTATTGACTTAATAATCCCATCTACGTGTGCTCTCTTAGCACCGATTTGGGCTTCTAACATAGCTATAGCATGACCAGATTGAACGCCATCTGCTTGTTCAAGTTCCAATACTGCTTTAGCTTGTAGCTCGGTAATCTTGGCTTGCTGTAGCTCTGCTTCTTGCATGAGCTTGGCAATACCAAGTTTAAATTTGAGTTGGTGATTCATCTGACGCTCATCGTTCTTCATCTTCTCGATTTGCATTTTTTCCGATGGGCCTGGCTTGATAGCGTTAGGGCCTTTAGGGTCAGGGAGAATCTGGTCAATAGCGTTTACTTTAAGTGCATCTAAGTAACGCTTTTGGACTTCATACATATTGAAGCCACCAGAGGATTGTGCTAACTGTAATACGGCTTGTGCTTGCATCTGACGTTGACTATCTGAAACAACATTAGGGTCGGCAGCAGGTTTAACTAACTTCATATCCATAGAATAGTCGTCAGGCAACACGAATTGTAGTTCGTTGTTGTACTCAAACTCTATTGGCTCACTTGGCAGATAGAGTTGGTTTAGACGATATAGCTTTTGGAATTCTTCTTTCATGGCTCTCCAAGTACGCTTGTAGATACCATTAAATACTTTCATACCCTGCTCTACTACGTTACGACTTGTCTCAGCAGGAGTGTTTTGACCAGGGCTTACGCCTGTCATCATATCGGTTGCACCAGCAATACGCTCACCATAGTTGATAAGCAGTTGCAATAATTGGAACGATACACCGTTAGGTTCACGGATAGGCAATGGGAAAATGTTGGCACGGAGGTCATCGCCAGTACTGTCTACACGTTTCCACTCATGTGGTTTGAATGTGTAGTCTCCACCTTTAATCTTAACGCCACGTCCTAAGAATCCACCGCCAGTAACGCTCATCGTACCAGCATCAATCAACTGATTAACAATGGTGTTTACCGAGTCATTAGTAGGCCCAAGCAATACGCCAAAGCCTAAATCGTAGAAGCCACCGTCTGGGCTAGGAACAAAGCCATACTTTGTGAAGTACTGTTCAGGCTTAATTCGGATAATTTCACCGTTGTGGTACTCAATTGAGTCTTCAAAGTATCGGGCGACAATACGGTATATTTTGCCAGTGTCTCTACGGATGTAGGCAATGTACGGCTCTTTGTATCCATCTTCATCGAAGTCATGCCAAAAGTGAGTTTCAAAAAATTCGTAAGGAGTATCAGGGTCACCTGATTGTTGACGAACACCTTGTGCGTCTTCTTTAGCTTGGGTAAGCATAGAGACGTTAGGAAGACTGGGTTGTACTTCGTCTTCTACTTTTAAAAATACGCCACGTACCTGACGCTCGTGCAGGTCGTTGGAAGACAAAAGAATTCGATGTGAGACTCTTGGGGATTCTGCAATTGACTTGGTATAGTAATTGACAATGAAATCATTAGGAAGAACAAGCTCAGAGACATTATGACCTTTTACTGGGTCAAAATAAGACTTCTTAATTGCGGTACCAGCAATAGCTTGAACCAGCAAAGTCTTGTCAGTGTTTTCTTCCCAACCTTCATCTTCTTCCATTACTTGGTATGTCATGTGACGGGAGATGCGGTCTGCACGTTTGTGCATTTCGCCATCGTCATCTTTACCGTACACCTTACATTTGACTACTTCGTTATTGGAAATTAATGCAGGGTACGCACGACTATGATACTGCATTGCAGCAATAGTAATCAAGGGGAACTTCACATTAGAAGCACCAGGCCAAGGGAACGTTTTACGCTCAACTACTTGAAGAGCCAACTTGCTGGCTTTCTCATTACGCTCTTCCCAATCTAAACGGGAAGTTAAGTCAAGATTGATTTCATCCATCAATCGGAAGCCTAATGAGGATAACTCCTCTGAATCCATATCTTCAGCGATATTGGGGGAACGCAGGAGTTCTTCTATTTTCATTGTTTACCTTATAATCTTTAAAGGAAAATACTACAGTATTGTAACAGAGTCAATACCTAACACTATTCCTAGACACAGAATTTATTGTCTAGTAACCTGTATAGACTGATTGACCTTCAAATAAACCGCCACCGTATTCTTTTTCGTACTCTTCATCGTCTATTTCTTCTTTGGTCGGTGCCATAGTTACCTTGTCTAAAGCCAGACCAATATAGGCTAGTGCGTCAACTTGGTCATCGTGCTGACCTCTTGGGAATACCAA